AGGGGACTGCGTTAATGTATAAGGGAGTAAAATTCGGAGAAATCCATACAAGCAGCTATGGACTGGTACTTTCAAAGAAAACTATTGAAACACCGTCCCCAAAGCTTGAAACAGTTGATATCCCGGGCGCAGACGGCAGTCTTGATATGACGGAATATTTCGGTGATGTAAAATACAACAACAGGAAAATCAAACTTGAATTCAGTACTGAGCTTTTAGGAAATGAACTGCTTTCGATGTATTCGGATATTCAGAATGATTTGCATGGCAAACATTTTGACAGTATTATACTGGACGATGATTCAGGTTACCGTTATATCGGCAGGATTACGTCGATCAGTCTTACGGAAAGCAGAATCAGCAGAATAATAATTGAATGCGACTGCGAGCCGTATAAAGTGAGTATAACCGATAAGGTTATAACGAAAACCTTGAAATCTGTGACTTTCCCTGCCGGATACGGAGACGTGAATAAGGACGGTGTTATTGATGTGATCGATTCGGGTAAATTGAACGGATTAATAGGGGCAAGCGCAATAACTAAAGACCAGATAACGCGTGCTGATATGAATCTTGACGGTATGGTAACGAAGGAAGATTTGATGCTTTTAAACCGATATGTTTCCAGTGACGGTACGCTTTCCATACAGGAATACGCCGACCGTAATTTCGGATTTGAAAGAGAAACTGATTTTCAGATAGATTTCGGAAGAAAAGTTGTAAGGGCAAAATTTTCTGTTTCAGATAATGTGAAAAGATGGGATTTGTACATTGACGGTATTTTATACGGAAAGTATACAAATCTTACCAGTCCGGGTTCTGCTATACCAGTAGTAATAAGCGGTGTTCATGATATAAAAATTTCAACAGAAACGTCGGGAACGGTAAGTATATCAATACCGCAGGCAAAACTGTAAGGAGGGAATAATGTATATAGTAACAATTGACGGACAATTTTTCTTTGGAACAGGAAAGTACGACCGTCCTGGGTACGAATTAATTAATCCTCAGGTTGACCTTGCAGTAAATGCTGCCGGGACGTTTACGTTTACAATGTATCCTTCACATCCGTGCTATGAATTGACAGATAATACAAAATCAATAGTACAGATAGTGAAAGACGGTGAAGCAGAGCCGCTTTTCCGAGGAAGGGTACTGAGTACGGAATTAGGATTTTACAACGAAAAAAAGGTTATATGTGAAGGAGAATTGGCGTTTCTGTGTGATACGATTCAGCAGAATTACGATTATTCCGAAGGAGAAAGCCGTAAAACAATTCATGAATTACTGTCGTTTTTTATTCAGCGTCACAATGAAAAAGCGGGTATAGATAATATACATTCATTTAAAATAGGGATAGTAAATGTAACAGACGGAGATAATTCCAATACAGACAACCTGATTTCAGCGGCGGACAGTACATTTCTGAATACATATGAATCAATACAGCAGAAGTTGATAGAAAGGTACGGAGGATATCTTTATATAAGGCATGAGGAGGACGGAAATTATATTGATTATTTAAGCAGTCCGTCTGTGACTTGCAGTCAGAAAATAGAATTAGGAGAAAATCTTTTAAGTTTTAAGAAAAATATAGAAGCGGACAGTCTGGTGACAGCGGTAATTCCTCTTGGTAAAGAACGTATGGACGGAGGAGAGGAGGGGAGCGGATCACGTCATAATATAGGCGGTTGGAATGCGTCCCAATCTATTACCGATTCAAAGGATATATTTCAGGTAACGGGAAAAGTAGGCGGAACTACAACATATCTGAATTGCCTGTATTCACAGTCAGCAGTAGAAAAATACGGCTGGATAGAAAAAGTACTGATTTTTGATGATGTTGTGTTGCCGGGTACGTTAGTGAGATACGGAGAATCACATTTAAAATCTATGGGTAAAGCGTTATCAATAGAGCTTACGGCGGCGGATCTATCGGGAGTAAATACGGAAATAGACAGATTTAAAATTGCGCAGTACGTACGTGTAAATTCTAAACCCCATAATTTAGAAAATGCGTTGTATGTTGTATCAAAATTATCGTTAAACTTGACCGATCCAACGGCAAATAAGATTTGTCTGGGTACTGAAACAGCAACTATTACAGGACAGATAAGTAATTCAGTCAGTACAGTTTCAAGCTCCAGTACAGGAGGCGGAGGAGGGAGTTATGATGAATCTGGTTCGGCAAGTGCGGCGCTGAAATCATCTAAAGAATATACAGATACAAGATGCGCAGATACATTGCAGTCAGCGAAGAATTATACAGACAACAAAGCAGCAGATACATTAAATTCATCTGAAAGCTATACGGATATAAAAACGTCTGAAATCTTGAAGTCGGCAAACGATTACACTGACTCCAGATTTACCGATGAAGAAAAAGACAAGCTTGCAGGAATAGCCGAGAATGCAAATAATTATGTACATCCTGAATTTCCCACGTTAAGTTCCGGAATCTATAAAATGCAGGTTAATAACGGTCATGTATCAAGAGCGGTAAAAGCAGAAAAAGCGGATATTCTGGCTTTAGGGTTTGAGGATCCTGCCGCAGCATATTTGCCGTTGACGGGAGGAACGATAAGCAATTCAAATTACGGAGAAAGCTTGAAGGTAAACAGAGGACCTACATCAAGCTCGGCGGCATTGTCAGTAATCGATTATTTAATTAACGGAAACCGAGTTGGTGTGATGGGTTTTGATTTAGATTCCAATCTGCACATACGAAACAGCAATAATTCTGAAATGGCTGAAATAGATAAAGACGGTACTGTCAGCGCAAAGTATTTTAAGCAGTCTCAGTCTGGAACACTTCTTGCTGAAAACTCAACAAATGAAAACAGTCTGACGGTAACCAATGCTGAGATAGCAAAATATTCACAGGTGTATATGGCTGCAAGCTGGACTCAGCAAGAGACGGTCAATTTCTGCGATGTGATTCCGATTTCCGCTATTGCGGCAGGAGCGGTATTTACAAAGCAAGTTTATACGGGTACAAGGATTTATACTTATACGGTCACCTGTACAAGTGCAGGAGTATTCACATTAACGCAAAGCAACTCCACAGGTACAGCAGGTACGTTGAGATTAAAATTGTATGTTATTTAGGAGGTGTAACTTATGACGGAAATAATAGTAGCGGCAATATCCTTATTGGGAACACTGGGCGGTTCTCTGGGAGGTATTCTGGTATCAAGCAAAATGACAAATTATCGGATTCAGCAGCTTGAAAACAAGGTTGCGGAGCACAATAATTTTGCAAGGCGAATGCCGGTTGTTGAAGAACAAATAAAAGTCGCAAATCATAGAATTGAGGACTTGGAAAAGGAGATGCACAAATGAACATTTTAAAGAAAAATTGCATAAAGCGAGCATTGAGAACATTTTTACAGACAGCAGTAGGCTACATAGCGGTCAATATTGCCGCAACGGATCTGACTGTAAAATCCGCTGTTCTGGGACTTTGCATTTCTGCAATATCAGCAGGTATGGCGGCGGTTATGAATTTAAAGGAGGGTAAATAAAAATGAGTAAAAAAGTATTTATAGGAGTAGGGCATGGCGGAACAGATTCCGGAGCAGTTAAGTACATAGTCGAAAAAGAGTATACACTGAAAACAGCCTTTGCACTGTCTGAAATTTTAAGTAAGTACGGAGTTGATTTTAAGCTGTCACGTACTCAGGATATTGATACCGATATGGACAGTAAAGTCGCAATGTGTAATAAATATGCTCCTGATCTGGTTGTGGATATTCATTTCAATGCAGGCGGCGGACAGGGCTTTGAGGTATATTACAGCCGTGTGGGAGGTACGTCAAAGACGTTAGCAAACAATATTAATACCGAGGTCAAGAAAATCATGTCAAGCCGTGGTGTTAAGACTAAGCTTGGCAATGGCGGTACGGACTATTTTGCGATTATCAGAGAAACGGCAGCCCCAGCGGTACTTTTAGAGGGCGGCTTTGTCGACAGTAAAAAGGACGCTGATTTCATCAAGGCAAATTACAAAAAGCTTGCCGAAGCATACGCTAAAGGTATTTTAAAAACATTAGGTATTTCTACAGCAGCAAGTCCTGCAAAGCCTATACTGGACAAATCCGGCTACAAAAAAGGCGATTCAACTATTGGGGTACTATCGCTTAAAGAATTACTGTTGACAGCCAAAACACTAGGTATTAACAAATACGGTATGGACAAAAATAAGTCTTTCGGTACTGGTACGCTGAATGCTGTAAACTATCTTTTAGGGCAGTGGGGTTACCAACAAAACGGTATTGCAGGGGAAAACTTCATTAAGCGCTTACATACTGAGATTGATAAGAAAATAAAATAGTTTTTGGAGGTATTTATATGAAAAGCTTTATCCCATGGGTTGGCGGTAAGAGCCGCCTTGCAAAGAAAATCATATCAATGTTTCCGGATAATTTTGACAGGTACATTGAAGTGTTCGGAGGCGGCGGTTCTGTACTTTTTGCCAAGGACAAACATGCTCCGCTTGAGGTATATAACGATATTAACGGTCAGTTAGTAAATTTATTTAGGTGCGCTCGTTTTCATTGCGGAGAATTACAACGTGAAATATCAGGCTATTTTAATTCAAGAGAGATTTTTGAAGATATAAAGGCACAGATAAATGTCAGGGGTATGACCGATATCCAAAGAGCAGCGATGTTTTATGTACAAGTTAGGCTGAGTTATGGTGCAAAACGCAAAGAGTATGACGGTAGTAATAATAGCAGAAAACTTTCATATGATTATTTGACTGAAATTGAAAAACGTCTTAAATCTGGTGCAGGAGTTGTTATTGAAAATGAAGATTTTGAAAAATTGATAAAGGTTTATGACCGTCCGAATGCACTTTTTTATTGCGATCCGCCGTACAATACTAAAGAAAAAATTTATAATAATCCGTTTACCCAAAATGACCACGAACGCTTAAAGAGCTCTTTAAGCAATATTAAAGGACGTTTTATTCTCTCTTACAATGACGATGAATATATACGTGAATTGTACAAGGACTACAATATTACGACTGTTGAAAGACAGAATAATCTTTCTAGCGGTACATATAAGGAACTTATCATAACAAATTATTGATGTATATTGATAATTTAAAAAAAGTGTGGTATAATTAATTTGTTGAAAAAATATACCGCAGAAATACACAGTTAAGCCCGTTAGGAGAATTTCCTGA